ACGGTTGTGACGCTTGATGATGGTGGCTTGGCGGTGTATGTGCAGGCGGCTTCGGTCATCTCGCAGTACAACGCTGTTTGCATCCCTGCGACCAACATTGTGACCAACGCAACGACTGCGCGTGTCGCCAATACAAAGCGTATTGGCTTCGCGCAGGTGTCGATTGCGAGTGGTTATTATGGTTGGGTGCAGTTGGGCGGCAAGGTGCAGGTGAATGTGTCGGCTTCTTGCCTCCCGGCAGTTGCCCTCTACACCACCACCACCGAAGGTCGTTTGGATGATGCCACCGTGTCGGGTGCCATGGTCGCTGGCGTGGTCACGGAAGTGACTGCCTCGGCTACCTCGGCTATGACTGCGGTTGCAGCCTTCACCATGGTTATTCCGGTACCGGCTAACGTCACTCCGTAATATGCGAAAACTGGAACTTACGGTGCGAGCGGCTGGCGAACCGGAGGAACTCTGTTCCAACATTCGTTTGTCGCTTGCCCGTGGGTTGCCAGAACTGGCCCCCGCTATCTGCATACACGATGGAACATTCGTGTGTGTGGCTAGTGGGTGGTCAATGCCTAGTTTTGTTGAGGAAATTCGGGCGCATCAGAGGGCTGGTCGTCCCATCGTTGCTGTAAAGGCGGCACACGACTTTTTGTGCGAAAACGGCATAGAGCCTGACCTGTGGGTCAACCTTGACCCCCGTGACCGCACCAGCGGTATACAGCGCCACAACGCGCACACCACCTATTTAGTCGCTTCCCGCTGCCCCCCGGCTACCTTTGACACGTTGAAGGAGCGCAAGGTCGTCCTGTGGCACTCATGGGCTGAAGGGCCGGAGATGAAGGCGTTAGGCGGTGGCAAGTTGGCAGTTGGCGGCGGCACCACTAGCGGGATGCGTGCCATCAACATCGGGTACCTGTTTGGGTTCCGCAACTTTGTGTTGTACGGATACGACAGTTGCAACAGGGCTGATGGCATCAAGCGGTTTACCGGCGAGATGACCGGCCCGACAATGGATGTGTATGTAGGCGCAGAAAAGCGCAAGTTCATTTGCAATGCTGCGATGGCGCAGCAGGCAAACGAGTTCCAGATGATTTACTCCGTAATGCCGGAAATCACGGTTGAAGCCAAGGGGCCGGGGCTAATTGCCGCCATCATTGAGGAGCGCCGCAAGATGGCGCTGGCTGCTTGAGATGGCGATACCCTCACGAGTGCTAGGCGCAGGGGTAGACAGCCTCAAGACTATCTCCATCTGCGGTGACGGTGCAGATGGCATTACAGCGGCGGGTACCTCTGCCGGTAACGCAACTAGTCTGGTTGCAGTTTTTAACGCTGTTAGTACCGCTGCGGCTTCTACTGGCGTAAAATTGATGAAGTGTGAAATGGGCGCAGTTGTTTTTATTGTTAACTCTGGCGCAAATACAATAGCAGTTTACCCTTTTGGTTCAGATGCGATAAACAACACAACATCTGCATCAATAGCGCAAAATTATTCAAGCATATTTTTTGCTGTATCTAACACAGATTGGTACAGCATCAATGGTCAACGCAATTAATCCCCACAGGAGTAACCGACAATGCCTTTAGACAGCGACATCCATAACGCGGACGAACAACTTCAGGTAGATTTCTACATTGCAAAGGATGTAGACCCGAAGTGGGACGGCAAGCCGTTTGTGCGTATCAACATTCCCGGTGATAAGACAACTATCATCGAACAGCCGATGAATGAAGACCACAAGCGACGGTTTCCGCGTCAGTATCTCTATTTTCAGATGAAGCAAAACGAGAATGATGTCCCTGCAATGGGTACGTCTTTTGATGTTTGGTTTGCTGAAGGCAACGGCGATATTACTAAAGGTCAAGGCGAGGAACTTCGCATCTTGAAGTTCCAAACTGTAGAACAGGTTGCCAATGCCTCTGACGCGCAGTTGCAGCGCATCGGCATGGGCAGCGCAGGTCTGCGTGAGAAGGCAAAGGGGTTTCTCGCAAAGCGGAATCGCTCGGAAACCGAAAACCAATTAGACGATACCAAGAAACAACTNGCAGAACTTCAGGCACAGATGTCGGCGTTGATGATACGCAAGGCTGGTCGCCCGAAAAAGATTGCGGAGAGTTAACAAATGAGCACCACAACCATGTTGGCGTTGGTTCAGCAAGTCACCGCTGAACTGGGTCTACCAATACCGGCAACGGTGGCGGGTAACCCCAATCAGGATGTGGTTCAGATTCTTGCCCTGATGAACGCTACGGGGTATGAGTTAATGCGCCGTGCTGATTGGCGCGAACTCACCAAGCAGTACACGTTCTCAACGGAAGCCGTCAGCACTACCGGAACGTGGACAACCTCGGCTTACACCATCACAGGTATACCTAGCACCGCACTTCTTGACACCACTTATCAGGTTCAGGGCGTTGGCATCCCTAACGCTACCTATGTCACGGGTGTGTTGTCCTCAACTTCTGTTTCTATCGGCTACGAGCCAACAGAGGCTCAGACTAACGGCGATTTGGTATTCCAGAAGGTCAAGTACGACCTCCCTGCGGACTACTACAGCAGCGTTAATCGCACGCATTGGGATAAGAGCAAGCGTTGGGAGATGCTCGGCCCTGAGTCTGCCCAACAATGGGAATGGCTGCTGTCGGGCTACATCTCGACCGGCCCCCGTATTAGATACCGGTTGCTCGGCAAATACTTTCAGATTTGGCCCGGTATGAACGCTGGCGAGGTACTTGGCTTTGAGTACCGCAGCAACGCATGGGCAGAAAGCATTGCTAGTGCGGCTAAGACCTCGTTTACGGCAGACGACGACACCTGCATCTACCCTGACCGCGTTATGGTGTTGTCCACCAAGGTTAAGTATTTTGAGTCAAAGGGCTTTGATACTACTGCGTTGTTCCGCGATTACATCAACGAACTTGAAACCGCGATAGCGCAGGATACTGGCGCGGCTAATCTTTCGTTTGCCCCCCGTCCCGGCACGGTACTTATCGGTTACGACAACATTCCTGATTCTGGCTACGGGTACGAAAACTAATGGTTGTTGCCCGTCGCAAATTGGTGCAACGCGCTGCGGCTAATGTCGCAAGCGTACCCTCGCCTGTGGGCGGGTGGAACGCTCGGGATTCTCTCGCAAACATGGCACCTACGGATGCCGTGCAGTTGGAGAACTACTTCCCCGGCGTGTCAAACGTTGTCTTGCGCGGTGGCTATGCAAAACACGCCACAGGGTTTCCCGACGACGTAGAGACGCTGATGACCTTCAGCGGCGGCACAGCAGATGAGTTGTGGGCTATCTCTGACGGTAAAATCTATAACGCAACATCTGCGGGTGCTATNGGCGCACCAGCGGTCAGCAGCCTTACGAACTCTAAGTGGGAGTATGTGAATGTCACCACATCCGGTGGCAGTTTCATGTACATCGCCAACGGGGTTAACACGCCGTACCTATACAACGGGACGACTTGGACAAGCATCACGGGTATATCTACGCCTGCCATTACGGGCGTTACAACCACTACGCTTAACTCTCCGACGCTCTTTAAGAACCGCGTATGGTTTATCCAGAAAGACACGCTAAAGGCGTGGTACCTGCCAACCTCAAGCGTAGGCGGCGCGGCACAGGTTCTTGACCTGTCATCCGTTGCCAGACTTGGCGGCGTTTTGGTTGCAATGGCATCGTGGACGATTGACGCTGGTTACGGTGTGGATGACAACCTTGTGTTTGTCACCGACAAGGGCGAGGTCATCGTCTATCGCGGTACAGACCCGTCCTCTGCGTCTACATGGGCGCTTATTGGTGTATGGATACTAGGTGCGCCTATTGGTAATCGAAGCCTGATGAAGTATGGCGGCGACCTGTTGATTCTGACCCTAGACGGTTTGGTACCCTTTGCGTCGGCGCTGCAATCATCGCGGCTTGACCCCAACATTGCGCTGTCTGACAAGATTCAAGGTGCGTTTGCGGCGTCTGCTGCGGCATATAGAACCAACTTTGGTTGGTGTATGTTGTACAACCCGAAGAACAACGCCCTTATCGTCAATGTGCCTGTAAAAGAAGGTGGACAGGAACAGTTCGTGATGAACAACATCACGAAGGCGTGGTGCAAGTTTACCGGCTGGAACGCCTTTCACTTTGGGTTGCTTGACGATACGCCGTACTTTGGCGCGGCAACCTTTGTAGCAAAGGCTTGGACTGCGGATAGCACCGGCTACATTGATGATACAAACAACATTAGTGGCAAGATTCTGCAAGCCTTTAACTACTTTGAAACTCGCGGTGTGCAGAAGATTTTCACACGCGCAAGACCTAGCATTTTTAGCAATGGCACCCCGTCTGTACGGGTTGGCATCAACGTTGATTTCAACATTTCAGACAATGTTGCCCCGGTATCGTTCTCTACTCCGNTAACCGCCCTGTGGGATACGGCGTTGTGGGGNACNGCTGTNTGGGGTTCTGACCTTGAGATTCAGAACAACTGGCAGGGCGTTACCGGCGTTGGCTACTGCGGTTCNATACAGTTCCAGAGCAGCAGCAACAAACTGGCGATTCAATGGGCTTCAACTGATGTGGTGTACCAACTCGGATGGGCTGGCATATAACAAGCAGCCCCGAGGTGGGCGAATGGGTGTGCAATCAGACGGGCGGCGGGTATCACGCTGAACGCTCTAATGCGATTGGACTGCGAAAGGGAGAGAACATAGTTGGCGGCGTGGTTTACGANAACTGGAACGGGCGTAGTGTGGTTTGCCACATAGCGNTNGAACACTTAACCCCGGCTTACCTTGCTGCCATGTTTGANTATCCNTTCAATGTCTGTGGGGTTGACAAAATCATAGCCCCTGTGGGCAGTAAAAACGCAAAAGCCCAGAGGCTTGTGCGTAAAATGGGTTTCACCGAGGAAGCGCGAATAAAGAACGCCGACACCGACGGTGATATTGTTTTCCTGACCATGACGCGCAAGGCGTGTCGTTATTTGGGGCATAGATATGGGAAAAAAATCACCAGCACCGCCGCCAGCGCCTGACTACGCAGGTGCGGCACAGCAGCAGGGGCAAGCCAACCTAGATGCGGCGCGGCTTACTGCGCGACTTGGTAACCCCAACATCCAGACCCCGCTTGGCGGTCAGCGTGTGACTTTCGGGCGCAAGCAGTTTGATAAGACTGGATACGACGCTGCAATGGCGCAATACAATGCGCGTCAGGCGCAGGCTACGGGCGCACCCCCCACCGTTGGCGTTGGCGGTGGCGCTGCACAGCCCACCACGGGCGGCGGTGGCGTGCAGATGGGCGGTGGTATGGGCGGTGCCGGTATGTATGGCGGCGGCGGCATGGGAACCGACCTTGGCGTTTCAGCCGAGCCTATGGCACAGAAGGGCATGGCTGCTGCAAATCGAGCGCAGCAGCAGGGCATGGATTA